ATGCTACATTGATAGTGGTGCTGTCAAGGCTTGAAAATGTAGTGCTGTTGCTTTGCACTTGGTCGAGTTCAATGTCGCTTGAGGTGGTGACGATGCTACAAACCTCACCAGCCTTGACAGGGCGCATGGAAGTGACCTTCACCACTCCCGTACCATAATCGCTGTTGGCTGATGCCAAGAACTCGTTATGAACGGCTACATTTGAAGTTGAACCCTCCAATGTAAATGTTGGTGAAAAATCTACAGCCGCTTTGTCCACCCTGTTCTCTTTGTTGATGAGGTCAGCAAAGTTTTGGGCGACGGTGGTCGCATCAAAATCATCACGCCACTGTCCTGTGCCTGTGCCCTGTGCAAGCGTAGCCACGCTACCGTTGCCGGGTGATAGATAGATGGCCGCTGATGAAAGGCTTGACACATCGTTGAACTTGATACGAACCTCGGCCCCGCAAATCTCACGATAGTCATCACCTTGCCACAACTCAATGCGTAGCATTTGCTGTATATTGCGGAATAGAAGAGGACTGGTACCAACATAATCAGTGTAGTATCGTCGTCGGTATGGTTTGTATGTATCGAAATTGATGTATTCAGCGGCCACTAAGTATGGTCGCCATGCGTTGCGTGTCATGTTGTCAATGCGGTCTTGCATTTTGAGAATGACATGCTCAACCTTTGCTTTGGTCATACCACGAGTACGACCATTAGTAAATGATGCTTGGTTTTGTACATAGCCGTTGTCAGCCACTTGGTAATCTGCGGCTGTCAGTGTCGCACCAGTGAATGTGACCTTAACATGTCCAGCCTTTCCTCCCGTACCCTTGGTTATCGAGGCTATTGTCAAATCTTCTTCGCCCAGTGGGTCAGCATCACTGTACACACGAATTTTATCGCCTACGCTAAAGCCGACTTGTCGTAGTTCGTTTCCTGTAATATACACAGCGTCAGTATCAGCATCAGCACTCATCAAGATAGCATCTTGCGGCCCAATGTCCAATAGGTCAGCAACTTGTTGAGCGGTACAGTATGCAACAGCAGACGGGTCAAGTGGCCGGGTTTCCGGCTCACCGGGACTGAACACTACTGGCATACATTACCCTCCCTCATGGATTATATTGATTCATTCCTTGTCGTAGTGTAGGTGCTGGTATGCTTGCCGCAGGTGGCATTCGCATGTCATTTTCAGCAATAAGTTGAGCAAATGCTAATTCATCGGGGGTAAGAAGTTGGTTATTTTCGGGTTCTTCTTGCATGAGTTGGTGGTCTTCCATCACATCAGCCCCTAACTGGCTGTAAGGATGCGGTCTTTCTTCCCTCATCGGTTTCTCACCGTGGCCTTTTGGTACATAAGGGACTTCACCATATCGGAAAAACTTGTCATTAGGTCCGTGTTCTTCACCGGGCATTCGTTGGAACTCTCGTCTATTACCAGCATCAGCGGGGAATTGCAAATTTTTCAAGATACTCCAAGCATCACGCATAGGAACTTGGCGAGAGGTCATGATACGGCGCATGTGTTCAGCCTCGTCATCGGGGTTGAACTCTTCTTCTTCGGGCGGCATACCATCACGGAGTTTGCCTTCACTGTCAAACAAATCGGGTGTTCCACCCATTGCTCGTTCGGTTTCAGCACTGGAAGCGTCGGTAATATCAGCAATGTCTTCTGCACTCATAGGGTCACTCAACGAACTTTCCAAGTTTTGCCCCTCAAAGGGTACTCTTTCGTTCATGAACTTGAGTCCGTGTTCCTCCGGGTTCTCTACAGCGTCCCTCATGAGCATATCACGGGCTTGAGTAAATTGCTCTCCACTTGCATCACCACCAGCAGTTCGCAAACTTTCAGCGGCTTTTTTGTTCGCCCACTGTTGAAGACGAACTTCTTCACCATCATTGGTGAGAATTTTCTGTCGGTGCGGCCTCATTGATTTAATTAGAACTTTCATAGCATCACATCAATATTGCGGCTCAAAGCCGGGTTGTTGCATCGCCGCCCTACAATGAGGACATGCGTTATGGGCGTTGCGGCCCATACCTGCGGGTGCATCAAAATGACCGCCGCAATTCTTACATTCAAAACCGACTATTTCATCTTCACGGGCTTTCAAAACTTTCCATGCTTCATTCATTGCTTTTTTCATATCTACAACCTCTTTGATTCGTCACGATGACCCATATTGTATTCCATTGGTTTGTCACAAGCACCACATGTGGCTCTCCACATAAAGTGAAGGAAACCGCAATGGGTACAGCGTGTACCTGCTCCGATGTTAAGCACATCACCTATTTCTTGATTGCGCTTTCGCTGTGCACTCGTCACACCGCTAAGTGGACTCTTGGTGTTTGAAACCACATCACTTCCATATTGGAAGTCAGCCTTACGGTCTTGCTTTCCAGCACGAACAATGTCACTCAAGTCAATGTTTCGTACATCAAACCCCATACCTACTCACCTCAAGCGAGTTGGTATGTCACCATGACAAAGATGTTGCCCAAAACAGGGAACACTTCGGTATCAATCACAGAACTCGTACTGTTTGAATCAGCCACTGCTTGGATAAGGTCTTCTACAACACCCGCCCATGTAGTGGGTGAACTCACTTCTTTAGGAGAGAAAGGGCCGAAGCACTTTACGCCTATCTTGGTTAGTGATGCCATCGTTGGTCACCTCAAGAGCGGCGACCAATTGCAATGAATGTACCTGCTTGTTCCGGGGCTTTTGCGGCGGGATTGCCACCAGCGGCCACTTCACCAGCACTGATACGGATTGTAGTACCGTCGATACGAACATCGGGTGCAAACACAACTGTTGAAGTTGCTGGTGTTGCACCTGTATCGGTTGTATCACGAGTAGCGATAACACCACTGCTGTTTGCACCGGCAAAGTCAATGCTTGCAAGCATTGAACTCAAGTCGATATTTATGTCGGCGGCTCCATAGGAACCAGTGACAATCATTCGGTCACCGAAAACGGTTGGTCGGGGGTCAATTGTAATAGCCATATTTTTTCACCTTATTCATTTGTTGTGTTTAGATGCCCTTCAACGAGAGCAAGGGCGGCAGTCTTCGTAAGATAACCGCTACCCTTGCTTACTTCGTTGTCGGTCAACCACTTAAGGATTGCCTTTCGTGACCAACCATTGTCGGGGATTCCGTCATTGCCACCGTCAACGGTGACTCCTTCTTCGCCTTCAATTTTGAAGTGCTTTGCGGGTAGCGTATGTCGCCACTCGTCCAACCATTTTTGTGAAACTTCCACTGAATCGCCACGAATCCAAGAGGTAGGCGAATCTCTTCGTCGCCTCTCAAAGTAAGGGCCGGTATAAGTCACTGTGGGCATCTAATCACGCTCAATTAAGCATCATTACGGTCACTGTTCCAGCACCGCCAGCCTCGCCGTGAAGGACGATTGCAGGGAGAGCCGCACCAGTCTTAGCGGCAGGAGCCGCACCAGTGTTAGTGAAGGTAGCAGATAGAGTCTTGTCGGCTACTGCGAAAGTAGTACCGAGCACACCAATAAGTTTTGAAGCCCCTGCTGTGATAACCAATACTTGTTCTGCCGCATCTGCCAAGGTGAACCCAATGGTCACCAAGCGCATAGAACCAACTGCGTTGCCGTCAGTGTTCTGTGCGGTGAAACCAGTGAGTGTGCCGGGGTATGAGCCACCAGCATTGCCGTTCAACCAACCAACTTCGTCAACTGGTGTTCCAGTTCGCATGTCGAGGTCTAAAAGAACCGATACGGTTCCGCTGGTGAAATCTCCGTCATCGAACGAAATTGTCAAGCCTTTTTGCGTCTTTGTTTCTGTTGTCATCTTATGTCACATCCATGTTTTTTTGCTTTCAACCCTCACTTTAGGTCACGGATAGAGCCGTGTCCTCCAAAGAAAGTCGTCCATAGTTCTCCCATGGTTCGGTACATACCTTCTTGTCCAAGTCGGTTGATAGCGAACGGGTCACCAGTTTCGATACCACTTTCGTAGTATTGGGTTGGAATTGCGGTAGAGAAGTACAAGTAATCCGTATCGAGGAAGTACATTCTGCTCAAAGTGTCCGGTGCAACATCCTTAGATGGGATGATTGGAACACCGTTGTAAGTTGCGACGAGGAAACCGGCTTCGATACCCGGAACACCCTTCACACCGTTGTAGGTAGGAGTGACTCGCTTCTCTTCCATGAATCGCTGTTGCGACTGTAGAAGTTGTTGCAAGCGCATCAAAGTGTCGTAGCCCGTAAGGATAACCTTCGGGTTGCCACCACGAGTCCAGCACTTTTGGAACAAGTCGTCCAAGTGGTCGAGCGAAAGAGTTCGGTCGGTACCGGAGTTTTCATTGTGTTCTGCGAGTGACCAAGAGTTTGCACTTCGGTCAATGCTGTAAATGTCTTCTGTGGAGCCAGCGGAGGCACCAGTGGTCACTCGGTCAAGTGACTCAAAATCGTTAGCGGCAACAGTCGCTTTGTCGGTAGTGAGCATCTTGTTGATGTGCTCGGCGTGGTGCTTACCCATTTCTTCCTTAAGGATTGCACGAATGTCGCCAAGTCCGTCGTCCTTGTCGGAGAGGAACATAGCGGTTTCGCTCATGTCGAAGGTGTGAACCACAGTCTTCGGCTTTGCGGCAATGTGCTGGAAGGTAGGTTTGGTGGTGTCGGGTAGGGTTGCGTTTTCTGCAACACCGCCGCCAACAGTGAACGAAGGTCGTTCAGTGATGACTCGCCATCCACTGCGTTCCCATGGTCGCTTTGGTAGAATTGAGAAAGCGTTAAACTCTTGGTTCAACTGTGACCAAACTTTGCGACCGTAAATTGCTTGGTAAGTACCAGCGGTGGTCGAAAGCATAGGTGCGTCAGCCTTGAGCAACTCGCTACCGGAGTAGGAGTAGCCCATGGCGGTACCTGCGCCGTAGTAGTATCGTTCCATGTCTGTAATGTTTCGGATGTAATCTCGTGCCATAATTGTTCACCTCATTTATTTTGTTTTTCAAGCCCCTCGCAAGGTTCGCTGTGCAAGCGTGTGAACCTCATCCCAACCCATGTTGGCGAGGTCTTGCGTGGAAGGGACATTAACCGATGTTTCCGACTTGGCGATAGTGGTTGAAGCACCACTGCCGATGTTGTCGATACGCTCGGAAAGTTGCTCAATGGACTTCACGATTTCCGAAAGTGGTGCTCGTGGGTCAAATGCGGCCTTTTCTTCTTGGGACTTTGCGAGTTCCATTTCATTTTGGAAACGCTTTGCAAAGTGTCCTTCAAGGTCGTTGCGGAAGTATTGTTCTTGTGCGGCGGCTTTGTAGACTTCGTAAGCCGCTTCAATGTCAGCATCGCTCACATTGTCGTTGCTAAGATAGCCCTTAGAAAGTGAAGCAGGTCCCATTGCACCAGCCGGTACTTTTCCACCGGATGCTGTGATAGCGTTAATTGCACCAGTTGATGGGCTTCCATTTTCTTGTCCTCGGCCACGGACTTGACCACCGAAGTAGTCAGCACCGTCAACGGCGTCGGGGTTGTCGAAGCCACCAAGTTGTGCCTTCTCCAAGTTGTCGAAATGTTCTCGTGCACCCATGGTGTCAACACCAGCAGATTTGAGGGTGTTTTCCATCCAAGAAAGGTATTCGGAGGAAATAACATCGCTGTATTCACCCTTCATGTAAGCCTTGTCATCTTTCATATGAGCCATTTTGTCGTGGTCTTTTTCGTCTTTCATCTTCATTTTATCATCCTCTTCTTCATCGGAGCCTTTTTCTTCATCGGTGCCT